ATCGCTTGAGGAAGGAGGACAACATGGAGAATCTGGACAAACTGATTGAACTGGCTGACAACGAGATTGGAGCCGTGGCGAGAAACGGCAAGTTCCGTTCCCGCGAGGAGATTGACTCCATCTATAAACTGGTTGACATCGTGAAGGATGCCTATTGCATTATGGACATGGATCCTGGCATCGGCGGTGACACCAGTTGGCGTTCCTACGATGACGGCAGGAATATGCGCGGCTCTTATCGCGGTTCCTACGATGACGGTTCCTATGCCCGTGGCAGAGGACGCGGAGCAAAACGCTACGCCGATGGTCGGTATGCTCCCTATTCCCGCGCTTACCGTGGCTACTCTCGTGATGAAGCCAAGGAAGACTACATGGATCAGCTGCGTGAACTCATGGAGTCCGCTCCCGATGAGCAGACCCGCAACGAGATGAAACGCATGGTTGACCAGATGCAGTAAAAGAGAAGACGGTGTGGTCTAAATGGCTACACCGTCTTTTCGTTATTTCGATTATAAATTGCCGTTTCGCCGATAGGAAAATGGGCGTAAAAAACTAAAATTGTGAGTTACCGTGTGAGTTACGCAACAAGTTTTTTCAAATCTTTTCAAGTGTTTTTATTTTTTGATAGTCAAATTGACGAAGCAAAAACAGTAACAAATACATAGAAAAAGTCCCCAAAACCGACCGTTTTAGCCAGTTTTGAGGACTTTGGCGCAGAAGGAGGGATTTGAACCCTCGCGGCGTTTTTTACACACCCTACTCCCTTAGCAGGGGATACAAATTTGAGTGATACCAAGGGTTTGCGGGTACAATGTGAGTTACAAGTGAGTTACACGATTACAGTTTATTTACGGTATCGTGTGCTTCGTCCACGCCCATATGAATGTAGCGTTGGGATGTAGACATCTTGGCATGGCGCATCAGCCGTTGGATGGCAGGAGCATTAACACCACGCTTGGCAGCTTCTGTGCCGGTGGTATGGCGGCATGAGTAGGGTGGCAAATCTCTTATGCCTATGCGCTTGGTTGCGGCGTGGTAGTCATCATAGAAGTCATTTACGCTACTTGGGTATAGCCGCTCCTCGTTGTTAATAGTACATAATATTTGCAACACAGGCTTGACCACTTCGGCAAAGACTATGGCATTGTTCTTGCGGGTCTTGGTCTTCTTGCCGCATCCGTATATCTCGCATCGGTCAAAGTCAATCATGCTCTTCTTGCAAGCAAGCAGTTCACCTGGCATCATCCCAGAGTAGATCATTAGCAGGAGATAGCCGATGAAGGTATCGCCTTGCTCAAAAGATTTCCACATCGTCTGCACCTCTGACGGCGAGAACGGCTCCGGCTCTTTCTCCTCCAGTTTTGGGAGGGTGATGAATTGGGAGAGGTTAGCGGGAACAAACTGGTCAGCCATTGCTCGTTTGTAGAGGTGGGACAGGAGGGTTTTCATATCTCGCGCCGTGTAGTAAGTATTGGTTTGAGAACTCACCACGGCTTGCAAGTCGGCGGTGGTTAGTGTATCCACCCTCCTGCCTATAATCGATTCTAACCGCTCTCTCGCTTTGGTGTACGCAGACTTCTTATCCTTTGAGAGTTTATCGTATTCGGTATTATACCATGAAGTATATAGTTCCAAGAGGGTAGGGGCCTTCCTCGTTTCTTCGGATCGCAGTTGCTCGATGTAGGCAACTGCTTCTTTTTTTGTCCTAAACCCGCCCTTGCGCTTGTATTTCTGCCGCTTGACTTTGACATCGCCGTCCACGGTTTCATAGATATAGTCGGTGACTTGCGCCGTCCATGTCTTGCCACGCTTGTAGACGGAACCCTGTCCATTACCTCGCTTCATCCTCGATATCCTCAATAGGCTCATCACGCCAGAAGTCATCATGCTCCATGTGCCGCAATTCGTGGCGCATGGATTTTTTATTTTGTGCATGGCTTAACCGGGAGTTGATGTAGACGGTGTATGTGCCGTCTGGGTTTGGTGTAACCATTCCTCCGCAGGAGCAGACAGGGAAGTCTACGATGCGGACAAAATAATCAGCACCTTCAATTATCATGGCGTAGTCCTTTCGCAAAAGTCTGCATGGCGAATCTCGCCGCATCATCCATCGTGCGATAGGACTCCAGAAGGAATCGCTCGTCCTCCTTGAGTCCTTCAAGAGTGATTGTAGCAGGAGTGGTGTCCGCTTTTACGGACACATCTTCGTCTGCATCGGAGAGAAGATCCCGTGGTTTCACGCCAAAATAGTCGGCAAGGAGGAGGATGTTGGAGTCGGTGGGCATGGAGCCGTTCTTCCAACGGTACGCAGAAGTCCTCGTTAGTCCGGCAGCGATGGCCGCTCCGGTTGGCGAAACGCCCCTATCTACGCACAGGCGCAAAAATTTCTCGTAAAATGTCACAAAAACCCCCTCCTCACTTTGTGCAAAGCGGCGAAATCATCAAAATCATCAAAATTTCGTTGACAGTTTACAATAATAGGCCTATACTCACCTTGTAAGTTTCAAAAATCAACAAAATCCAAGGCACTCCCGTGTGAGTGCGTGACAAAGTTTGTTAAATTGGTGTGGTAACTAAACATTAACACACTTTGTTACAGAATGCAACACTTTTTTCGTGAGGGAGGTGAAAAAATGCGACCGGAATGGGCGGTCGAGGTATATGACAAGCTGCATACCTACTCGATTACCGTGAAGGAACTATCAAAAGAAGCCGGTTACCATCCGAAATATGCCGGGTGGGTGCTGAACGGCAACAGGGCATCGCCAACTGCAAGAGCGTATCTGGAGATGGCGGTGGAAAGGCTCGTTGAGAAGCGAGTACGGGAGAAAAGGCATGACTCTTGATGAAATCAAGGCAAGCGACAAGTTATATCTGACTCCGGCTGAAGTCGCTCCTGTTCTTGGATGTGATCCGAACAAGTTGCGGCTGACGGCGCAGACGAACCCACAGTTGCTTGGGTTCCCTGTGACGCAGATTGAGAGCCGGACGAGGATATGGAGGAAACCATTTTTGAGATTTATAGGGGAGGAATAACAATGGAAGACTACAATCTGTTCACTCTGCGTGAGTTGAAAGACACGGCTCTCTTGGAAATCCACAAGAAGATTGCCGGAGCCGAACTGGATGACAATGATGACATTCGCCTGGAGGTGTACACCGAAATCAAGGCCGTGGTGAATTTTCTCGCCGCCGCCATCCGTGAGAAGGCGATTGCCGAAGCGGTTGCCGAGGGGAAAGAGGAAAAGTAATGGGTATGTTCTGTACCATCATCGGAGCCGCCACCCTGGCGTGGTGCTTCGTGAAATTTATCGACATATTGGAGGGTAACGATGCTACCGACCATGAGAACACGGAAGGAACTCGTTGATGCCCTGTCCACGGGCAAAGCATCCAAGGACTATCAGCGACAGGCGGCTCTTCTGCTGGAAAAGGACAAGATGCTCATGGAGGATTTGACCTTGCGGAACAACGGCTTGCGCCGGATCAACGAGGAAATGAAGCGGCAACTGGAGTTGAAAGAGGAGGTTGTTCGACATGGTCAACCTTAAACGCCCAAAGCCGCCTTGCAACGGTTGCGAGGAGCGCACATCCAATTGCCACAACGAGTCCTGCCCTTATGGCTGGGCAGAGTATGAAGCCGCACATGAAGCGTATCTTCAAAGCCTTGGAGCGGTTAAGGAACGGAATCGCACCGTTGCCACCAAGGCGAAGAAAGCGTTCGTCAGAAGGAAGAAGAATGAAATGGGGTGGAAAAAGTGATGATGAAGACTCTCCCTGTTGACGGCGATTTTGTCTGCACCGAATGCGGAGCGTATGTCCACAACCCGGAGGTTGTTTCGTTCACCACTAACACCGGGGTAAGTAGCTATATGATTTGCCCCTACTGCGGCGAGGACGCTTTGACAGAAGCAGACCCTTGCCCCAGCTGCCACGGGTGGATGAAGCAAGGCGAGGAGTGTTGCGACAAGTGTAAGAAGGAAGGGGAGGGTGCGCTTGGCATCTTCGCCCGCTCCCTTCCGGTTCCTATCCTGCGGTATCTCGATGAGTACATCGAAGGGACTTGCTTGGAGGAGTTCCGATGAGCGTGTACATCCTTCCGAACAACCCAAAGAAAGCATACCGGGACGGTCAGCGACACGGCGCACAGGGCGCAATGGACATGATGGCAATGGTGCTGATTGATAAATGCGGGTTTCATACATTCAGCGAAGACCACACGGATCATATGAGCATTGAGTTTGTCTACCACGCCGTGGAAGAAGTGGCTGATGCCATCAACAAAGGCTATCTGACTCGCAAGGACATCAAGGCGATGCTGAAGGATGAAGCCGGAATTCGGTTCGTGGATGACGGGGTGAAGTGATGACGAATATCGAAGCTGCCAAGATCCTGCGGGAAAAAATCAAACCGTGCGTTGGCGTTTTAGGAGAGTGGGCAGAAGCGGTAGACATGGCTATCCTCGCCCTTGAAGCGCAGACGGAGTTCCGTATCTATGACCAGGAGGAAATCCATCACAACTGTGTTGTCCAGGTACTGACCAATAGTGTCACAGGAGATACCAGTATCGGCTGGTGGGAGGAGAAAGATGAGTGAATACATAGACCGGTACGATGTGCTTCACAAAATACTCTGCGTTTTAGAACGCGTGGATCAAGAGTGTGAAGGTCCGAAAGATGCACTAATAATGCTCTGGAACGAGGTTGATGACTCGCTTGGCGTTCCCACAGCCGATGTGACCCCGATGCGACATGGGCGGTGGATTGAAACAGAACAACCTTGCGGCTGGTGTGAAGTGGCGTGTGCCGAATGTTCGGAGTGCGGCGAGGACTTTGTTCTTGGCGAGTATAGTATGGCTGACTTGAGAAGCCTGTTCCGCTACTGCCCCAACTGTGGTGCAAAAATGAACGATGAGTTGGAGGGCGAGAGTGATGAGTGAGTACATTGACCGGGTGGCGGCGTTGGCGGAGATAAGAAACTTATATCCCAGTGCGCCGTGGCTCAAAAGAAATCTCAAATGGTGGAGTCAAAAAAACAAGGCGTATATAGAGTGCGAACGCGCCGTGCAATCTCTCCCCGCTGCCGATGTTGCTCCGGTGAAGCATGGACGGTGGAAATGGCTAATGATTACTGGCAATTATGTTTGCTCCGAATGTAACTGTTGGTGGAAAACGGATGGGGACTCTCCGTCAAAAGAGGGTTTCCGCTACTGCCCCAATTGTGGAGCCGCAATGTACGGAGATGAGAGTGATGGCTGAATATATCAAGCGAGATTCCATCATCGGCCATGCCCACAAGTTAGCATTCGGTCGCATCCTTACCGACAGGGAGGTCGAGGTGGTTGAGATGGTGGTCAACTCCGTCAGCGATGATGTGGTGGTGGACTTGGTGCGATGCCGAGAATGCAAACACAGACCGACCAAGCCTAAAAAGTATGCTGACGGGTTTGACCTTGCGTTCCCAGACGATGTTTGTCCGTGCTATTTCGATGAAGATCCATATTATTCGTGGTATCCAAGTGACGATTGGTTTTGCCCAAGAGGTGAGCAAAAAGGAGGCGCAGACGGTGAGTGAAATGATGCAATTCCCGGATACTGTCGAAGAATTTATGGAACAGTATAAGGTTACTGACACGAAGCATATTTACTCAAACGGAATGGAGATGGTTCCGGTTTTCCGGATGAAAGAATGGTTTCAGCACGTTAGATCTATGGATGCCGTGCCTGTGGTACGGTGCCAGGATTGCGAACACGCAGATGAATATAGTTTTTGCGATTATTTCGGGTGCGATGATTTTTGCTCCCATGGTGAGCGCAAAGGAGGGGACGAGTGATGAAGGATTGGTGCAAGCGGTGCGTCTATGCCGAGATTGACGGAGCGGGCGACGACGAGGCACCGACACGATTTACGGCGAAGAGGAAGAAGCAGACCAACGCAGACAAGTATTTCCGTAATGCCACGGATGAAGAGATTGCATCATTTTTGGCGGCGGTAAATAACCATCGGCAATGGTCAGAACAGACTCTTATGCAAGATTTGGACGCTGACTATGCCTATTATCTCGAATGGCTGAAACAGGAGGTGTCTGAATGAACATCGAAAGGTGTCTGCTTGAAGAATGGCAGAAACGACTTGGCTTACAAGATTGGAGAATAAAGCTGTGTAGCAACTGTAAGCCGGAAGAAATGACAATTCAAGATGCCGACGGTTGCACCGAGTGGACGGAAGCAATTAAAACAGCACGAATTGAAATCATTGATCCGCAGTATTACGGAGAAAGGATAGTGCCGTTTGATTACGAAAAAACGCTCGTCCACGAACTTCTACATTTGAAAACTTGCCTTGTATCAGACATGGTTGATGATTTGCAAACCCGCTATATGCACCAGATAATTGATGACCTCGCAAGGGCGTTTGTAGATGCAAAAAGATGGGGGACAGAATTGGAAGAACAGGAGGTGGACGACCGATGACACGAAAAGACTACTCTACTATTCAGCGCAGCCTGGGACACATCGAGGGCGTTTTGGCTTGCTTTGACGATGATTATGGCGCGCTTGATTGTATCTCCATCATCGACTCGATTCTGGACAAAGAGGAGTTGACGGATGAGTTGCCGGATGATGCTGGCAGCGAAGTGCCTCCCCATTTCCGCAACCTCAAGTACACCGAGGAGGAGGCGGGCAAGGAATGATGGTAACAAGCGATGGTTATTCAATCGTTTACGACAAGAAGGTCAACCAAATCACCATCCTCTTGCCGCCAACGGCTGAAACGAGACGAAGCACGGTAGATCAAATCGCAGAACGAAAGACGGAACTGTCGGGTGAGGAACTCCAACTGATTCTTGAGATGGCGAAGTACATATGCAAAGGATGGGGTGAGTGATGGAGGATTGGTGCAAGACCTGCAAATACATCGACATCGAGGGTGCAGACATTCCGTGTTGCGAGTGCGTGTCGAAGCACGGCGAAATGCCGACAGGGTTTAAGGAGAAGGAACCGATGAAGGAGGAGTTGGAGAAATGAAGAAAACAACTGTCTATATTCTGACTATAATTGCCATTCTCGCTATTTCATTTTTTGGAACCGCTGGCTTGTTTGCCCTGTGTTGTTGGGCGTTTGGATGGCAGTTTAGTTGGAAGTTGTCCGTTGGCGTATGGGCAGCTCTATTCCTTATTTCTACCGCCATCAAATCAAACGCAAGAGGAGGTAAATGAGATGTATGAATCGCCTTTTAGCGTTTCCTTTATGGATGAAATAGCAGAAGGAATAGCAAAAGAGATTGGCGAATGGATTGATGATTCCATCATGAAGGCAACGGTGGACGCAAAAATCACCGTTGATAAGGACGAGTTGGTCAAGGCTCTTGCTTATGACCGTGGTCAGTATGACAAGGGATACGGCGATGGCTACCAGGATGGCAAGCGAGATGCGCGGCAATGGATCAGCGTGGATGAGCGGATGCCGGATACTGGATGGTATCTTGTTCGCTGCAATGAGTGGGGCGGTAATATCCACAGAATTGCGCTGTGGGATGAACGAGAAGGCGATTGGACGGAATGGACCGACAAAGGTCATGACATTACGGAATATGTCACTCATTATATGCCGTTCCCGGAGCCGCCAAAGGATGAGAGCGATGGCTGAACTGAATTTCTACTGGCGCATGGGTGACTATGCACTTGAAGCCTGTCCGCAACACCTTGTCCGGCTTACTGATGACGAGCCAAACGTAACAATCGATTTCGTCAAATATTACCGGCATCAAGGCAAAGAGTACAAGTATTCAATCGGTTACTTCTGGTGGGATGGTAACGAGCCATGTTGGGAACTCAAGTTTATCGGCAGACGGTTCATGGAGATCCTTGATGGAGATGCGATAGCGATTTTCAAGATGTTGAAAGCTGCTTATGAAACGCTCGATGAGTGGAAGAGGAGGAATAGTGAATGAGCGTAAGCCTATACCGCTGGAACGAATCGTGTGACGGACAGCCGTGTCCTGGCGATTGTGATTCCTGCACGAAGAACACGGAAGACGAGGAGGAAGAGGATGCGGAGCGACCTAATTAAAGACTTGGATGCTATGGAGAATGTGATGCTCCGCACGGCTGATAGGTCTGACATCTGGCAAGACCGTTGTGTATACGCAATGGCAAAGGCCATCGCTCACATCCTCCAATGGATCATCAGAAAGGAGCAACATGAAAAGGGACATCATTGAAGCGGTTGAAGCGATTCTGCTTTATGTCTTGCTCATCATCATCAGCCTGTGCCTATTGAAACTGAACAAAGACATCAAAGGAGTAGTCGAGGATCTTGAGCAATTCAAGGTTGAAACCTATGACCGTGAGCGGGATTTACTCGCTGCCAAGGTTGAGGAGTCTGTAAAGGTTGAACCCTTGACGGAGGAATTACCCATTGAAAAGCGTGATGAAACGGCTGATTCTACTGCCGAAAAGTGTGATGAACACGAAAAAGCAGACACAGAAACGGCTGAAACGCACGAAAAAGCAGCTTCAGACTACGGCATCTGGGACGAGGACTACATTCTGCGAGTGCTGACCGCAGAAGCCGGAAATGATGAAGTGCTATGTGGGTGTGTAGCACAAGTACTTTACAACGCTTGTGTAAGAGAGGGTTGGGAGCATTCACCGGACGAAGTGCTTGTGATGTACGGCTACACCGGCCCCGCGTCATGGATCAGCGATGCGGCGGTGAAAGCATATGACGAGGTGTTCTGCTCTGGGGTCAAATACACCGATGTAGCGGATGCGCTTTATTTCTACGCACCCACCTACTGCACCAGCGAGTGGCATGAGAGCCAGCGGTTCATCTGCGAGGTGAGCGGTGTGCGGTTCTTTGCGAGGTGGGATTGATGAAAGCAAAGAGTAACGGCGTTTTCAAATATCTCAAAACGCGAGTGACCATTGGTTTTCCCAACGAGGAGTACAAATGCAGATATTGCCCGCTCTTGGAAACCTACTCACGGAACCAATGCAGAAGGACAGGGGAATACATCCTGGACATCAACGGCATCGGATATAACTGCCCGTTGGAAATCATCGATGAAGAGGAGGAAAGGCATGAAAGTTAGTGAGTTTGTCGGAAACTGGACTCCGTGTGACTACAACATCGGCGTTGATTGTAGCACAGGCGGCATCTGCGTGAGATGCGGCTGGAATCCCAAGGTTGCCCAGAAGAGGATCAATGCTCTGCGCGTGAAGCAGGATAGTGGGACTCTTGTTCAGAAGAAAGAGGAGGAGGTTGAGGAGTAATGGGAATCCCGGTGCTTATTCTTGGTGATAGCGGGTCTGGCAAGTCCTACTCGATGCACAATCTCACCGAAGCGGAAGTTGGCGTGTTCAATGTGGCAAGCAAGCCGTTCCCCTTCCGTGGCAAGCTGCCGAGGGTGGACAAGGCTACTGCGCCGCTGATTATGGGGGCATTAGCGAAATGTAGTAAAAAGATGTATGTGATAGACGATAGCCAGTACATTCTCGCCTTTCAGTTTTTCAGCAAGGCCAAGGAGGTCGGCTATCAGAAATTCACCGACATTGCCGTGAGTTTCTACAACCTCATTTCGTTCGTCATCAACAACACGCCGCCGGACACCATCGTCTATTTCCTCCATCACACGGAACACACCGATGATGGGCGCATCAAACCGAAGACGGTGGGCAAGATGCTGGACAACCAGTTGACCGTGGAGGGTCTGTTCTCCATCGTCCTGCTCTGCAAGACGGACGGCAAGCGGCATTGGTTTGAAACCCAGAGTGACGGATTCTCCGTGGCAAAGTCCCCGGTGGGTATGTTTGACCGAGAAATCGACAATGACCTCAAACTGGTGGACACGAAGATACGCGAGTATTGGGAACTGTAATCACAAAAATTCAATTTTGAAAAGGAGATACACACATGAGAAAGTTCAATGGTTTCAAGAGCGAGGTCATGGGCGAGTTTGACCACCTGGAGCCGGGTGGCTATATCTGCGAGATCAAGGCGGCAGAGGTGCTGCCCACCAAAAATGGCGGTGAGCGTCTGCTCCTCTCCATCGACATCGCCGAGGGTGACCGCAAGGGTTACTACGCCGACCTGTACCGTGGCGATACCCGCGAGGACAAGAAGTGGCGTGGAACCTACAACATCTTCCTGCCCACCGATGACGGCTCCGAGCAGGACGGCTGGGCAAAGAACCGCTTCAACAATCTCATCGGTTGCATCGAGGATGCCAACGATGGTTACCATTGGGATTGGGACGAGAAGAAGCTGCGCGGCAAGAAGGTGGCTCTCGTCTTCCGCAAGGAGGAGTATCGCAAGAGCGATGGAACCTATGGTTGGACGGTGAAGCCGTTCAAGACCATCACCATCGGTGCTTGCCGCGATGGCAAGTGGGGCAAGTATGATGACAAGCCTTACGCCAACAAGCCGGTGGAGAACGCCGTTGACCCGCTGGACGAACTGGGCGACCTGCCGTTCTAACCCATGAACCACTTTGATGTGCAGGAGAATCTGCGGCAAATGACCATCGTAGCCGATACCAGAGAGCAGGACACATCAAGGGCAAAGGCGAGATACAGACGGATGGGAGTCCCCGTGGTTAGGGAAAAACTTAACTGCGGGGACTACTCCGCAAGATGTCCTGCGTTGGATCTTACAAAGGCCGTGGTAATAGAACGGAAGTATGCGCTGGACGAGTTGTCCATGTGCTTTGCCCAAGAGAGGTCGAGATTTCAGCGTGAATTTGAGAGGGCAAAAGAGGGGGGTATCAAGATATACCTCCTCATCGAAAACGCCAGCCTTGATGCCATCTACGCACATAGATACAAGACAAAGTTGACTCCGCAAGCGATGGTGGCATCTCTCTTTGCGTGGTTGGCTCGATACGATTGCCAGGTCCTATTCTGTAATGAACTGACAAGTGGTCAAGTGATACATGATGTTCTATATCGGGAACTGAAGGAAAGATTGGAGAAAATGGGGGAGGACGATTTCCTGGAAGAGGGTGATTAATTGGCGCGACCCGGATGGATCAAACTCTATTACTCCCTGTTGGAGAACCCGATGTGGGAGAAGGACAAGCCGTTTACAGAGGGACAGGCATGGGTGGATTTACTCCTCCTCGCTGCCTATGACGAGCATACTGACAATGGAATAAAGTGGATGCCCGGTGAAGTGCATATCTCCAAGAACAACCTCGCCAAGAGATGGGGGTGGAGCAGGAGAAAAATCGATGAGTGTTTTGCCGCTTGGGAAGAGGAAAACATGATTGGGCGCACTTTTGAGCATGGTTTTGAGCGCGGTTCTAAAATGGTGCTAACCATTGCAAATTGGGCAAAATTCCAAGGTCAGAGGTCAAAAAGCGGGCGCACTTCTGGGCGCACTTTTGAGCCACAACCAAAGAATATATATAAGAATAGCGATGGGAGCGGGGTTAAAAACCCCCGCCCCCACGCCCGTAAGAAGCCGCCTGTCGGCGGCGATGTGGAGTTGGTGAAGGTCAATGGGGAGTGGGTGGCAAAGCCGAGATGATGACGGGAGGAATCGAATATAGCGCAGAACACGCCGTCATCGGAGCGATGATGTTGGATGAGGATTGTGCGGCGGCGATGTTGGTGAAGTTGAAGCCGAGCGACTTTTCCTATCCGCTGGCGAGGACGGTCTTTGAGATTGCGCTTCGATTGAGTGAAGAGGGGCGAGTCATCGACCCGGTTATCGTGGCTGAAGAGTCGGATGACAGGGAGAAGATGGGGGAGTATCTCCTCCACACGATGGAGGTGACCGTTACCGCTGCCAACGCCGATGAGTATGCGTCCATCGTCAAGAAGAGCGCACGGATGCGGAGGATCCATTCCATTGCGGGTGACTTGCTTGCCACGGGGCCGGACTACCGGGACACGGCTCTCAAGGCGGCAGAACAAATCGATAGCGTCATCGAGGAGTCGGCTGACAAGGATGTGACCGGCGCGGATGAGTGGGCCACGGAGTTCCTTGAGCGGCAGGAGGAGATCATGGCGAACCCGGAGTCAGCGTTTTGCAGGACAGGGTACGATGACCTCGATGCCATTCTTGGCGGCGGGATGTTCAACGGCGGGTTGTATGTGTTGGCGGCTCGACCTGGCATGGGCAAGACCACCTTTGCGCTCAACATTGCGGAGCGAGTAGCCAAGCGGCAGGACTCCGTGCTTCTCATCTCGCTGGAGATGGATGAGCGAGAGATCATGTGCAAGCGAGTGGCGGCTGAACAGGCGATGCCTTATCAATGCATCATGAGCGGCAGGATGACGGAGCAACAGAGAGTGACAATGGCAGAGGGTGTGGAGATTATTCGCCACCGTCCATTCCATGTCAACCGGAACGCCGCTCTGACGGTGACGGACATCGGAACACTCGCCAAGAACATGAAGGGGTGCAAGTTGGTAGTCATCGATTACTTCGGACTCATCGCCGTGGAAGGGCAGGAGCATGACAGGTACAACGATTACACCAACATCTCCGGTAAGTTGAAGCGGATGGCACGGAAACTTGGAATCCCTGTTCTCTGCCTGGCGCAGCTGAACCGGAACACAGAAGCACGGCAGAACAAGAAGCCGCAGTTGGCTGACCTTCGTGACACCGGAGCCTTGGAACAGGACGCTGACGGCGTGATATTTCTTCACCGAGAAGGATACTACGCAGACGGCGAACGCCCGGAGGTCGAGAACATCGATGTCATAGTGGCAAAGAACCGGCACGGCAGAACAGGAACCGCCACCATGTGGTGGCAAGGGGAGAGCGGACAAATCGCTCAAATGAGCAGGATGGAGGTGCTTTGATGGCAGGAGCCGACAAAGTGGAACTGGCGGCGATGAAAGGCGAGAGGATGCCGGACGGACTCGACATCTTCGACCAGTTGCGATTCCACGGACTTTCATACATCTACTTCGATTGGAAGAAAAAGGCGATAAGCAAAGAAGCGGCAAGCGAGTACAAGCAGAGTCTGCTGAAGGAACTCGACTTTCTCCGCAAGGAGAAGGAGTTTGCTATTCGCTGCTGGGATAGTGCTTGCCGAGTCTATCAGCAGACAGAAGCAGCACGGAACGCCTACTGCACGAACCGAACCCTTGAGAATGCGGACGCTATCATCGCCGCTCTCGATGGCCTTGGCAGGAGGGACGGGTAATGAACTGCCCGTTCTGCAAGGCGAAACGAGCCGAACTGATCGACTCAAGACAACTCGCCTTCTACCGCAGGAGGAGATATCTGTGCCATAACTGCGGCAGGAGATTCACCACACATGAAAAAGTTTGGAGAAATCCAAAGGAGGACTTTAGAAATGACTTTTCTTCAGAAAGCACTCGCTGACGGAATCAGTAATCCCTTCCGCTCCTGCCCGTATAAGTACGGTTATGAGAAGTTTGACCTCGACTCCTGCTCCCAGAGCGGCGGCTGCATCCCCTGTTGGAACCGTGAGATGCCGCAGAAAAAGGTGAAAGCCAAGGTCTATCTCTACGGCAAGGAAGTGGACTATCCTACCGCCATTGAACTCCGCAAGATGAGCGATGACTATCTTGACGGCGGTGACGGCGAGAAGGATAATGTTTACCGCCACCATCAGCTGCTTGATGAACTGAACTTGACATACGCCAAGAAGAACCATGACTATGGCGATTCCTTCCATGAGTCCTACTTGCAGGACGGTCTGCTGATGGCAAAGATTCGGCTGGGCGATAAGTACAAGCGATTCACCTCGCTGATTTCGGCTCAAGCCGAGGTCAAGGATGAGAGCATCCGGGACACTCTGATGGATCTCGCCAACTACGCCATTATGACCGTCATGGAACTCGACAGGGAGGGAGAGAGATGAGGCCACCCAGAAAGACCAGAATTGAATTTGCCAAGGATGGCTACCCTCTTGGGACAACCCTCTGTTGGGATTGCGCCAATGCGCTTGGCGGTTGCTCCTGGTCAAAGTCTTTCACTCCTGTGGAGGGGTGGACGGCAATCCGTCACAAGCGGCGGTACAACAATGACAAGAACGAGGGCAGACTTGATTGCGACTCATACAAGGTCATCGATTGCCCGGAGTTTATCCGTGATTCCTACATGGAGATTGGCAAACAGAAGATAGTCAGAATCAAACCGCAGAAAGGAGATGAGGACGATGGCAGAGGAAATGAAGGACAGACGCAAGAAGTCAAGGAGCCTTGAGGATAACGGTCACCAGTATGACAACGCTCTCTCCAATGTCAAGGTCAAGGGCGCATGGCCGGACTCCAAGCTGCAAAAGAACATCGCCGACTCAATGGCTTCGTGGCGATTGGGCCGAGTTGACCTCACCAGCGAGAGGAAAACCAAAACACGGATCAAGGAGTATCTGCTCTACTGCCAGGACAACGAGCGAGTCCCTTCACCCATCGGACTCGCAAACTGGCTGGGCGTGAGCCGAGAAACAATGAACGCATGGCGGTCTGGGAAGTTCGGCTCAACTCCGGGTGAACGCGCCATTGAGGATGCGCTTCTTCGGCTGGAGGAAATCTGGTATCAAGACTTCATGGACAACAAGCAATTCACCGGAACCTATGCTTTCATCGGCAAGAACTGGTATGGATACCGTGATGTGCAGGAGATGCAAGTCACTCCCGCTTCTCCTCTGGGTGAGGAAGTCAGCGCAGAGGAACTGCGAAAACGCATAGAACAGGACATCGTTATCGATGCCGAACCGATTGAGGTCAGAGATGCCGAGCCGAAAGTTGAGCCGAACGAGCCGAGTGAGCCGAAGGAGGATGAGCCGAATGCTTGAGGTCAGAGAAACCGTCATAGAACATTGCGAGGGTGACAAATACGCCGCCATCACCGCCGCCGAGCCGAGCATGGTGAACCGGCTCAAAAAGTTGAGCCGAAACTTGAGCCGAGATCGAGCCGAAATTTCAGCTCAATTTGAGGTCATTGCAGAGAATGAGGACGGCTCACTCTTTGTCCATGTCCCCTGGTCTTGGGTGCGGATTGCCCCTCCCAAGCAAGTCAATATGACCGAGGAGCAGCGCAAGGCGGCAAGTGAGAGGATGAAGGCACTCAAAGACCGTCAGAAACAAGACTTATCGTCTACGCAGAACGAGTGAATTTCGATTCTACGCAGAACGGCGTGTAATTTCACCCCCCAAAGCAGAAAAGCCGAAATTGAGTCAAAATTCCACATGATAACTATGGAACGCCGGGAGGAGAGATCCTTCCGGCTTTTCCTTTGCCTCCGCTTCGCAGAAACGCAGAAAGCGCAGAAATGCGAAACGCTATATATCGCAGAAAGCGAATGTAACCAGTTAGGGGTATGTTTCGTGATGGTTGATCTCCTCCCCCAGCGGCACTTTCACACACTGAAGCGTTAAAGGAAGTGGCTTCTCCCCTCCCCCGCTCCCGGCCAGGCGGGCCACCTATGACCCGGACGGCTTTAATGAACTAAAGCGTAAAAGCGACAGGCTACACCCTCCCCCGCCGGACGCAAGGCGGCATAGCGTGGTAACATGGCCACAACAGGCAAATAAAAGGCCGTCATGGCGTTTTCTATCCGTGGCGGTATGTTTACCCTATTTTCGCTAAAATCGCGTGACGGGGCTGCAAATGGCCTTTATCGCGTTCTTGCGTTTTTCCGTGGCCGTGGATCCTGGACAAGCTGCACATGGAAAACACGCCTACAAGGCGTTTAAAGGGCCGCTGACGCGGTTTTCTCATGTCCGGCCATGATAGGACACGGGGCAAAACAAAACCGCCGGGAACCATGCCCCGGCGGCTTGTCTTGTGTTCTGTTTTAGTCTTTCCATAGCGCAATGTCGCGCCGTCCGATTGTTACCCGCAACATTTGCAGCTTTTCGCCGTAAACGCTGGAATAGTGTTCGACAATGTCAACGGCCTTGACACGGTAAACGCCGCAAGCATAGGCGGCGATATTGTTTGTTGTGCCGCGCCAGCCATGGAACGCCCTGTTATTACTGTCCATGTTTCCGGGCATTCCGTCAGCGGCGAAATCTGGCCGCAATTCATAATCGCCGCTGCCCGTCAGCACGTTTTCCCGATAGACTACTAAAACCGCGTCGCCGGGCTTGATATCCTGACAACGCATTTTCCACGCTGCCCCGTCAAAGTCAAAATAATATGTTCTTTTCATGATTCTATTTCCCCCATTCTTTCAAGCTGTTCTATCCGGTTTTCCAATTTCCGTATTTTGTTCCGATATCCGATAATCTGCCTTTTTGCCGTTTCTCGCGTTGCGGGCCGTCCGGCGTTTTCATAGCGTTCTTGCGCCATGTCCAAAAGATAGTAATAGTCGGATAGATCAGCGCGCGCGTCCTCTAATTCCTGACTATCCGCTGGTGCCGTCCAGATATCGTCCTCTTGATATTCTGGTGGCTTTTGTAGCCGTTCCCATGTCGCCGGATCTGTCAGCGATTGCCACGCGGCGCGGATATCGTCCACGGCTTGTAATGCGGCGTTTTTCACTATCCACCATGCAAAACCGCCGGACATATACCACGCCACGCGGGCGGCTTGCCTATAGTCTATCATAGGCCGCGCCCCCTGTCAAAGGAAACAACAAGCCTTGTCAGCCATGCGGCTACTGTTGCCGCGCCTATAATGGTTAGTAGCATATCAGCGGCCCCCGTTTCCGTGAGTGATATATTTTACCGTTGCCGCCGGGTATCTGTCAGCAATCCAACGATCAGCGGCGGCTTTATCCGCAACGGCGATTGAAAACACCTTGCGCCCGTCTTGATACACATTAACGGCAGCTTTTGCCAAATATGGCGAATTGGGATAGAGATTGACAACGGCTTTTAATTCCGCGCCTTGTGTAGGAACGGCGTTAATTAGCGCGGCCAAATCTTTGACAGTAAAAACCATGTTCTTTTCCCCCTCTCTTTATTCCGGCTTTTCCTGGCTGTCGACAAGCTGCACAAAAGCGGGAAAATCGTGATCTTTTTCCGGTTTGTATCCGGTCGAATGTTCCAGGAACAAAACGTACTCATTCCGGGAACAACCCTTACAGTTGTTGCAATGTTGATTCTTATCAATCCCGCAACGACAGATATAAACGCTTTCCCCCGCGGCTTTAAGCTGCTGATAGGCCTGCATGATATATCCGGCGTGGCCGTAATTGATACCGATACCGGGGATAATGGAACGGACAATATTAACGTTGTCCAAGTCGTTGAACGCGTTTTCAGCGTCCTGGTTTTTGGTATAGGTCCAATAAGTTACCATTGGGGACAAGCGGATAATGTCGTGCCACATAGCGATATATTCAGCGTCGAAAAAATCGCCGGACGCGTGGATCCTGATAAACTGCACCTTGTCCGCGCGAATTTGCGCCAAGACGGCCCGCTTGACAAAATCGGGATAGAGCCGCGCTAAAACGGTACGGATAGCAAGGGCCTTTTCGACAGATTCGTAATTGTAGTTACCGCGTTGCGCATAGCAGCCCGGGCAGTTACAATTGCAAGTGGCCAGCACTCCGATATCATGCCCGCACACCTTGACAGTGTGCGCCGCGTTTCCGGCCAGCGTGGAAAAGTGGAACACGCCAACGCCTATCTTTTCGTTGCCGTCCACCAGCAGCGGATTAATGAAACCGAACAACGGGGAAAGAATCTTGCCGTTCTGATACTGGATACCGAATTCACCATAGATATCCGCCTTGCTGATCCTCTTGACATTTTCTCTTTTCTTTGCCATAATAAATATACCTCTCTTTCAATTTGTCCGTGGTTGGTTGCCTATGATAATTTGATTGTGGGGTTGTCCTGGCCAGCAGTTGCAGCTACTGGCCGGGACTTTTTTATTTTGCTATGGATTGCTATGGATCACTATGGAATAGGGGATAATGAGGAAATACAAGGGTTTTAAACATTCTAAAATTTTAGAATTATTTAGCCTTCCGTAATTCGCAACAGTATTTCCTTTTGTCCGCATGATAAGCCTTTACGCCGCTATTGTCAATACTGTTTGTTATCAATTTCGCAGCTTTCCACTACTTTTGTCATGTTGCACAAAACCAGGGTATGGATCTTGTGCAATATGCTTGTTACTTTTTGTAACCTTATAGACAAAATAGTTATTTTGTTGAATTCTACTCCCGGAGCGTCAAATATACCCCCGGGGGAATAGGACATCTGTACTACTTACCAACTTACCCCTCTCTCCACTTTTCAAAACAAAAAAGGGGTATCTGTATGTCTAAAAATGTAGTGATGACAATGGTTTGCGGAGTATTGGTAGTGGTTGTATATGGGGGTAGTAGAACGTGTCTATAGGCAGCAGGAGTAGAGTATGGATCATCAGATAGGGGAGGGAAGAGTGGGTAAATGATAACGGAGTGTATATATCATGAAGTGGTAGAATATGGGGTGGAGTAGTTAAGAGAAAGGGGTATAAGAAGGGGATAAATCTATATTCCATTCCGAAATAATCCCCAAAAATCAAAAAATGGGGTATATGGGGAATAAAATTGAGTAGTTGACAGGAAATGGGTGGATGTATATAATATCCTTGCAGAGGGAGATTTTTAGAAAAATAGAAGAGATAGAGTTAGTTAGGCTTAACTATACAGAGTGCTAATATAT